TATGCAACCCACCATATGAAAAACCCGTTCCTCTCAAGAGCTGAAATGGGTCGCAGAGTTGTCGTCAACATTGACGAAATGCTACTAGAACAAAACAAACACTTCGTCTAAGGAGATGAAAATGGCACTAACACCAAAGAAGCAGATGCCCGCTAATAAGGGTGAGACCGGTGGCGGAATTGCACGTGGTGCAGGTCGTGGCTATGGTGCTGAAAGCAAAGTAGTTAAAGCTAATAGAAAAGCTGGCGATGCAATTCGCAAAATGCAATCTGAAACTATTGCAAGCAACAGTGTTAAAGTACGTAAAGGCAATCCATCAGAAGCAAAAAGATTAAATGAATTTGCTAACAAGCGCACAGAGGATATTGCATCTGGCGCTAGAGCTAAACGTGAGTCTGCTTCAATTAAACAATCCAAGCCAGCCAAAGTTGTAAAAATTAGACCAGACGCAAAGAAAAAGGGAATGTAATGGCAATAACACCAGGATTTAAGACAAACGCCGAAGGCGAAGAAGAATACATTGACAAGGGTGCGGTAACTACACCGCAGATTAACCCAGTAGTTGATGCAAAGTATGCAGCGGGCAAGGCAGAAGCTCTTGCTACAGATAAGGTCGAGTGGCCAACAAAGGTTAACGGCCTTACTTACTAAAGGATTACAATGCTAAATGTTAAAGAGGTAACTGCAAAGGTTGCTCGCTTACAGACTCATTACGCCTCGCGTGATCAGCGTATGCGTGACGTCCTTTCAGTACGACAGGGAGACATCTCAAAGGTTTACCCTGCGATGTTCTCAGAGGATTACTCTAAGCCTCTAGTCGCCAATATCATTGACGTCTCTGCTCGTGACCTCGCAGAAGCAATGGCACCACTACCATCATTTAACTGCTCCGCATCTAATATGGTATCTGATACAGCGCGTAAGGCTGCTGATCTTCGTGGGCGTATTGCTAACTATTACATTGATAAGTCTGAACTAGGCGTCCAGATGTATACCGGCGCTGATTGGTATAACACCTACGGCCAGCTCATTGCACGAGTCGAGTTGGACTATGAAGATAACAACCCAATCATTCAGCTTATTAACCCATTCGGTGCATATCCTGAGCTAGATCGCTTTGGTCGTTGCCTATCCCTTACCCAAATCGTAGGTATGGATGCACAGACCCTAGCTTCAATGTACCCAGAGTTTGCAGAAGAGATTGTTGGGCGTAACCAGTTCACACCAGGTTCCCCATATCTATCTTTGGTTCGCTACCACGACAAAGACCAAGACCTTATCTACCTACCAGACCGTAAAAACCTAGTTCTTGCACGTACACCTAACCCAATCGGTGAGTGTATGGTCCGAGTTGCTATGCGTCCATCTATTGATGGTCAAGCACGTGGTCAATATGATGATGTATTAGGCGTTCAGCTAGCACGAGCACGCTTTGCAGTGCTCCAGATCCAAGCCGCAGAGAAGTCTATCCAGGCTCCTATTGCTATCCCACAAGATGTACAGGAATTGGCCCTTGGTCCAGATTCCATTATGCGCTCTGCTAACCCACAAGCTATCCGTCGCGTTCCTTTGGAACTACCTAACGGTGTATTCGGTGAGTCAAGCGTACTTGAGCGTGAATTACGTCTAGGTGCTCGTTACCCAGAGACTCGTTCCGGTAACATTGACGCATCAGTTGTTACTGGTCGTGGCGTTCAGGCTCTACAGGCTGGCTTTGATACACAGATTAAGGCAGCACAGGGTAACTTTGCACGTATCTTCGTTGAGATTATCGCTGTTTGCTTTAAGACAGATGAAAAGGTATTCGGAAATACCACTAAGGAAATTCGTGGCGTTGACGATGGCACACCATACACACTTAAGTACAACCCANCCAAGGCTATCAATGGTGATTACACCGTAGATGTGCGTTACGGCATTATGTCTGGTATGAATCCAAACAACGCAACNGTTGCTTTGCTNCAGATGCGTAGCGATAAGCTTGTATCACGTGACTATGTACGTCGTGAACTACCTATTGAGATTAACGTAACTCAAGAAGAACAGAAAGTTGATGTCGAAGAGATGCGCGATGCTCTTCGTGCAGCTATTGGACAGACCGCACTTGCAATTCCACAGATGATTGCACAAGGTCAAGATCCAACTAAGATTCTCAGTTCTTTTGCAGAGATGATTAAAGGCCGTCAAAAGGGCCTTACTATCGAATCAGTTGTGGAGAAGGCGTTTACGCCAGAACCTCAGCCTGAGATGCCAGCAATGGCACCTCAAGCCCCAGAAGCAGGTATGGCTCCCGCCTCTGCCTCGCAGCCAAGTATGGAACAACCTGGCGGTGCAGCCCCTGCTCCTGGTGGAAAACCTGATATTGCATCATTGCTCGCTTCAATCGGCGGCGCGGCATAACTCTAAGGGGGTGAAAAATGAAAAAGGGAACACACGCACCAGCTTCTATGTCAAAGCCAACTGAAGGCGCGATGGGAGCTACAACTAAGGTAGCAGGTGGCAAGGTAGAGCAGCCATATACAGCGGCAGCACGACCAGGCAAGAAGGTAAAGAAGTAAATAATTTTAGATGGGAGACCGGACGTGAGACATAATCATAACGATGAAGTACCGCGTCCGGTACGCCCCACTGACGCTTTAGTAATAGTGGCTGAGTTTGTTTACAACATTAGCCAAGTCGTAGCGACACTATTTGAATCGCTATTAGAACTATCAATTTATCATTCCAACCGGACCACTAAGGTCAACAAAATATGGAATGACTTTTCACAAGATTTAGAAACTATACAGGAGGATACAGATGGCGCTTGATGAAGCGACAAACCCAGTTAAGGGTGTATCAGGTCCTGGCAAGTTCTCAAAGAGAACAGACCTAGAAGTACAGTCAACCGGTTACGGTGACAAGGTTGCCTATGATGCAAACAAGTCAGGTGCTCCACTAGCAACAGCACCAAAGTCACCTATGCTTTCACAGACACCACGTGTTGGAAACCCAGAACCAGCAACAGGTCTTTATGATCCAACCACACGCCCCGACGAACCTGTTACATCAGGTATTGATATGGGAGCAGGAGCCGGTGCTAACGCACTTGCAATGCAGTCTAAGTTTGCCACTGTTAAACTTTCAGAGACTCTGGCACAGATGCTTCCTTATGACACTACTGGCGAAATTGGAATACTTTACCAACGTGCTGTAGCAAGAGGTATGTAATTGGGAAATCCAAACCTTAATAGCGCAGCCCTTCAAGCTGGGCTTAACAATAAGCAACGTGATCAAGTTGACGGCTTATCAAAGCTCCTTGATTCACACCGCAAACTTCTTGCGCTCCCACAGGGACAGGCGCAACAGGCTTTTAACTCCCAAACAGAAGACCAGAAAAAGGCTCAGGTCAATCTTTTTGGTGGAGATGACGGACCAGTGGGATGGCTTGGTAACGCAGCCCACTATGTAACCGAAGGTTTTAAGCAAACTATTGGTCGTGGTCTTGGCGCACTCAATGAGGTCTCTGACCTTATGACACGCCTTTACCGTACCGGTGCTATTGCAGCAGACCAAGACGTAGATCTATACAAGGCTTTCCAGATTGCTAATGACAAGGGCGATAAGGTATTTAGTCCTTCACGCATTGAAGCAGCACAGGCAAAGTTCGGCAAGGATATGACATCCGTTGCTATGAAGATTGCATCTGGTACAACTCTTGATGCCATTCTTGCCACAGGCACTGATGCAGAAAAGCAAATTGCAGCCAAGGCTGCACAGTTGCAGGAGAACAAGAAGAAGGACCTCTTGCTTCAGGACGCTATTGATGCAGTCCAAGCAGCTAAGTATTCTCCAGGTCGTGCTGTTGCTAACGCACTTCTTCCTGAATCTATGGAAGGTTCTGGCTTCCTTTACAAGGGAATCTCAGGAGCCTTTGACGCTTCATACCGTATCTTTGTAGACCCAACGCTTTTACTAGGTAAGGCCAAGAAGTCATACGATGCTGCCAACTATGCACTCTTTAAGATTGTAGGAGAAGGCAAAGTAGATGATGTCTTTTCTAAGGTAAACCTACTTACTGGTCGTAACGGTGTTGCGGACTTCTTTGATACATACGGAGCGCAACTTGATAAGTTGGCTAAAGCACGTGAGGTCAATGATNTTAAANCTGCAACCGAAGCAGCCACACAACTTAAGCGCCTTGCTCCAGAGTTTGGAACTAGCGCGATTGAT